AAACACCCTTAACATTCCAGTGAGCACCATGAGCCAAGAACTTAGCAGACACAAGGTTAGCCATCAGGGAACAGAGTTCTTCAGCCAAATACTCTTTAGTAGGCTCAACCGCTTCAACAGCAACAGGCTCAAGTTCTTCACCCAAGTCACGCTTCACATCATAAGTAATCGTCTTAGGGTCATAAACTTCCTGAACACCAGCAGACTTATATGCTGCACGAGCTTCAGGGTTATTATCTACCGCAAACTTCACATCTTCCCCATCACTAATCAACTGTTTTGCCACGCTACCCTTCCAAGAGTTAGTTTCTGCTGCAGGTATAGAAGCAGGTCGCATAATCAGTTCACGATACTGCACACCAAACTCATCAAGCTGGTCAATAGTGTCAGCACGTTGAGCCTCATCACGACCAGTCACAACATACAGTTTTACATTCTGGTGATCTAACCAGTCAAAGTAATCCTGATGTAACACACCATTCACAATCAAAGTGTCATCAAGGTCAGTAATCCCAACCTGTGCAACAACATCCCGTTTATTCATTTTTGCATCCAATCCATTAACCCATTCTTGTGCAGCTTCTCCACCCCAAGCGTCAAAACTTACACGCCCCGGTGAAGGATAACCTTCTTCTCCAGCATTGAAACCTGTAGCTTGTTTATCCACAGAATGTCTAGCCAAAAATGAAATCATCCTGTTTACGACATCAGCAGAAATGTCTGCACCTGAAGCAAGTTGCTCTGCCCTAGCCCTACCAACAGCAGTAAAACCATCACCAGCCAAACCATCAGCAATCCACTTCAAAGCACGCTTAGCTGCAACAGCCACACCAGCAGGAGGAGAATACATACCTGCCTCAACAGCACGCTCACCACCAGGTGGCATCTTCTCAGCAATACTCAAAGCAACCATCTGAGCAATAGCCTTCTTCTTATCAGGATGAGAACCCAAAACAGTTCCATCTTCCTTTACAGTGTCCCAACCAGCATTAGATTTAGTAATAAAATATGGCACTATTGACCTGTTTCATAACTGCCTGCAGGAACAGTAGTCGGATTTTGAAGCTGAACAGTCGGCAAACCTGTATGAGCAATCGGGTTCAAGCCCAAAGACTTCAAAACATCTTCAGGAACAAAACCCAAACCAATCAACTTTTGAGCCATAGCAACCTTAGTTTCATCTTCAGTCAACGAAGCAGCATTGATATCAACGTTAGCCAAAGGCACACGAATAACATCACCACCATTGATAGGTCGCATGTTCTCTTTACGTCTAACTTCATTAGTTGACATCACACCATTTTGAAGCATCTTCGCATAACCTTCAATACGAGTCGCATAATCGCCACGCAACAAATCATCAGTGTTGAACGCTAGATAAGCCAAATCAGGTAGCAACGCACTAAACGCATCTTCCAACTTAGACAACCAGGGTCTAAGCGTATGAGTCACAAACGAGATAGCGTTCTGCTCATTAGAACCATAACTTTGACTGCCACGCTCATTCAAACCAATCATAAAAGAAGGCACACGAAACATACGAGCCACATCTTCGACAGCGAGCCTACGAGAGTCAAGCATCTGTGCCTGATCGTTAGCAACCATAGTCGGCTTAAAAGTTGCACCACCAGATAAGATACCGGTCTTGTGTGCTTTACGATAACCCTTATGCTGTCTGTCAAAACTCTTAGACAAGTTCTCAGCCTGCTCTGCAGTCAATGCACCTGGATACTCAATAACACCATTCTGTGTCGTGCCTTGCCCAAAGAATCGAGCTGCAAAACCTTCCAAAGACATAGACAAACCTAAATTCTCTTTAAGCGTGTCAATAGTTGACTTACCACGAATATCGCCTGGCATCAAAACTGAACCTGTGATGTGAAGCATGTCATCAGAAGATAAATCCTTACCATCTTCACCCTGATATGTGAAACGCTTAGTTCCATTAGCTTTACGACTAACAGCAACCTTCATCGGATTTAAAACCATCATAGACAAAATCTGGCCTGTAATCGGGTCACGAAAAATCCTGACAAACGCATTACCATCAAGCAAAAGGCTAATCATGCACTGCTGCCAAAACGAAGTCGAGTTAATCATCGCATCAGGTCTAGCAACCCAAGTCGGTCTCGGGCGATACGGAAACGCAATACCATCTTTACGAATATATGTGTCAACAGGTAAAGCCGAAATAGTGTCAGAAATAAGAGACACACAAGCCCAAACACTGTTAATAGTCAGAGCAGTCGTATAGTCAATAAACGCACCTGACTGTGTCTCAAAACTTGTCAGATCACCTGCACCCCAAATAGTTTGAAACGAAATTGCACGACTCTCGCCACCACTAAGATTTCTCAGCATTACTTATCGCCTTTATCTAAAGCCAAACCAAACAACAACACACCAACACCAGCAAGCACGACACCTGCAGGAACATAAATCAAACCAGCACCAACAGCCACAACAGCTATACCAAGTGCCTGCAAAATCGTAGGTAGCAAACTCATCCTTAATTAGAAGAAAAACTCTGGCAAAGCCATCGTTTCTAGTTTACTAGTGGCTCGGTCATAAGCGATAACAAAAGCAACCGCAGCGTCAATACGCCTAGAACTTGCACGAGACTCCTTCACAATACGAGGCCCGAGATTATCTATCTTCAACTTGCAGTTATCGATGTGTCTAGCAAGCAACGGACTACCATCATGAGTCAAAGTCGCTTCAGTAACCGAATCATAAACCTTTGCACAACCACCAACCATTCGGCGAGCAGAAGTAGAAGGATACTCAACCACAGGAAGCCCCATATCCATCAAGGCCTGCATAGTCCGTTGCCAACGAAAAGGGTCAAACGCAATCTCTTTAGTATTCGGATGTTTCTGAGCAAACTCAATAATCGCCTGCTCAACTTCAAGCGTGTCAACTCTCCAATCATCAGCATCATCAGGTTGACGTTCCCAAGCCTGAACCAACCAAACATGCGGCTTCTCATCCTTGCTCTTAGGAACAGTTACAGCAACAATCGCAGTCGTATCACCATTAAACGAACCATCAACACCCAACACAACATCAGCAAAATCATCCACAACCACATCAGCTTGCAAACTATCCCAAACACCTGCAGGCAACCAAGTGTTTTGACTGCTCACCCACTGATTGCAACGCTTAGTCCGAAACTCACTCTCAGGAGTTCTCTTGACCATAGACTCAAAATCAGCCTTGCTGTTCAAATCTCCGTAGCCTGGATTAGCGGCCATCCAAGTTGACTCCAACCTATGATCTGCATCCAAAGGTGCTTCCCACCATGCAAAATAAAATGTAGGGTCATCAATTTCACCCGAAGAAACCTTACGCCCATATTGGTAAAGCTGATAAGCAGTCGAATCCTGCCCTGTCGAATCAGTCTTGACACCACAAGTAGTAGTCGCCAACATCATAGGTTGCTTCCTAGAAGCCATAGACAGTTGCATAACATCCCACAACTCACGATTAGGCAACGCATGAACTTCATCAAAGATGACAGCACTAGCGTTCAAACCTTCCTTGCTGTAAGCCTCTGCACTCAAGACTCTCCAAACTGAACCGGTAGAAGGGACTTCAATCACATCCCTGTAAATGTTGCACATAGAAGCCAACTCAGGTTCACGCTCAATAATCTTTCGAGCATCCCCAAACGTAATTCTCGCCTGCTCCTTCTCAGCTGCACAAGAATAAACTTCACCACCATCATCACCATCAAACAAAAACCACAGTCCAAGCCCAGTCATCAAAGCAGACTTACCTTGCTTCCTGGCTAACCCGACAAGAGCAGTCCTATGAGCAAACAGCCCATCCTTATTTAAAGCAAGAGCTTCAGTCAACAACTGTTCCTGCCACGCCCTAAGACGAATAGGCTCACCAGTATTACCGGCAACAGAATCCTTAGTCAAAGTCACAAAAGTATTGATGAAATCAATAGCATCAGCACCCCTAGAACCAAACTCTAAACTTGCAGGACTAACAAGAGCAGGTGGCCAACTACTCAGGCTGCTCAACGACAATCACCTGATCACGCTGTTCCTGACGTTTACGAAGTTGCTCCATCTTAGACTCAGCCTTAATCTCAGCCAAACCCAACTTAGAACGAGCATCAACAGTCAAACCCAACAAACTCAAATTACGGACAATCGCCAATTCCAAATCCAACAGCTGACGATGAATATGAAAGTCATCAGGCTTCTCAACAAACATACGTTCCAACAAAACCTGACGATCTAATTGCTTACAAGTCAGCAACAACAACTCAACATCAGACTGTGGACTAATCCAAGACAAACCCTGACCAAACACACGATTCCACAACAACAAGCCAGCCCAATCCAAAGGCTGATGCGGTTCAACCCTGCCAGCAGCCAAAGCAACAGTGCCATTTATGTCAGGCAACCTACGCTGACCAGGATTACCCAACGCACGTTTTACTTCCAAAGGCTTAGCAGGATTTCCCATAATGCAAGGCTACCAACTTAACCTGACAACTGCAGACACACGCTCGATTC